TCGTTTACACAGATATGTAAACAATAATTGCAGTTTAGGGGGTAGGGGGTAGTTCAAAAGTGGGGTCATCGGATGTCAGAAATTGTATGTATACGGATGTGCGGGACTCCTGCGCTGTGTGCAGGTGTGTGGGGGGGTATGGGCGCGTGTAAACGCCATGCGCATGGGACTCCTGCCCGCATTATGCGCCCACTAGTCCGATTCACGCGAGAGCAGCCCGTTTAAACGCTCCAAGATCACCGTAGGTGAATCCATATCCGCCTTGGCGACCAGCTGTTGCTCCACATAAAGCCTACTGGCTTTACCACGGTGGTGTTCAGCCTGTATGGCGGAACTGTATTGCCCAGCGTCACGGGCTTCATCACGGAGTGATGCAAGGGTATCGAGGTGTTCCCGAAGGGAAACGGCCCTTTCTTCGGCTAATTCAGCGCCTCTCTGGTTAATTAGGTCTACGACCTCGGCTTTTTTAACCAACTCACTGCCCTTTTTGTCTGGGTTACTGGTGTAACCAGCCATACGCGCACTCTCTGCCTGTGTACGACCTTCGGCCACATACCTAGCGAATAGGCGTTCCTTCACGCTTACCTGCTTACCCATAACATACCCGTAGAGCGTTTAAACTGCAAAAGTTACCCGTAGGGTAATAAACTTAGTTGCAAAAAAATAGTTGACAGCTGTTTAAACCCATGGCCATAGTGATTGGGCATCGACGGATTGGGCAGCCCATCTAGCCCAGCTTACCGACGATCACTGAATGGGTGTAGGCCACCTCCGATCAGGTATCGGTGTTTCGATCTCACGGCGGATCGAAGCGAATCAAGCTGGCATTGTGTGCAAGGCAATGCTGCGAAGGCTTGGGCAAAGGATGTCGGGGCGTTGGAGTCACCTACTCTGACACGAAGTGTACCGCTGGGATAGCGGCAGCGACGTAGTCGGATAGGCCAATAGCGTCAACGGAGTGAACCGGCTAGGTGTGTTCGCAGATCGGTATGAGGCCCGTGATGCACCGGAAGAGTCGCCACAGAAAGCGACTTGGACTAGACGATAGATTCACTAATGTTTCTGTGTGAACAGAACAGAGAACACCGTTAGTGTTCTCGATTGTGTTCATAAAGTAATCGCAACAAAGGAGAACTGCTATGCAGTCATACAATACGAGAGAAGAATGGTTACAAGCTGCGCTTGTCCTGCTGTTTGAGATGGTGTTTGCCAATGCTGGTATCTCACCCGACGCTTGGCAATCCCGCCGCTACCGTGTGTCCTGCGGCTTCCCTATCGGGTATCGTGGGTCTAAGACGGGCAAGGTCGTGCTAGGCCAAGCCTTCGACGCATCCATCAGTGCCGATGGCACCATGGAGGTATTCATCAATCCACTAGTGGATGATGTTGTCGAGGTACTGCGTATCCTGACACATGAATTCATTCATGTTTGGGCTGGCATCGACTGTGGCCACAAAGGCGAGTTTGCCCGTATCGCCAAAGCCGTTGGCTTTATCAAACCTATGACGCAAACCCCAGCTGGCCCAGCTTTGCTGGAGACGTTCAAGGAGATTGCCGACATACTCGGAGAGTATCCCCACGCCAAGATCGACGCCAACCTTCGCAAGAAGCAAGGCACTCGGATGCTCAAGATCCTGTGCAACGAATGCGGATTCACCGCACGAGCTTCGCTCAAATGGCAATCGACCATCACCGCTGAGTCGCATTGTCCTTCATGCCACCTCGCTGGATGCCTAGTCACAGACTAGGTTTCCGCTACTGTTTAAACGCAACAAAGGAGTACGAACTATGTTCGACCATTCTAACAAGATCGAGCCACGCCGTCTAAACAAACTGACCGAAAGGTTGGAGCGTGTGACTGGGCAACATGAACTACTCGGCTACGACATCGGAACTATCGCTGGCGATCTGACTCGTGATGAGCGTTCCGCTCTGTCTATGCTATGCACCCTGTATCGCC